CCCACGTTGAGGTGAAGAAGCTAAAGCGCCTGAAGGCCGCATGAAGCCCACGCTACGGTTGTAGCCAGTAATATGAATCTTGCAGCGCGCTCCCGGCGCGAAGCTCGCAAGTTGATTATGTATTGCTGTAGGGGCTTGTCGCATGACCGGGAGCGCGTTCTGATATGGAAGGCACGGTCTCAATCTCAGTGGGATCTATGCTCGCTGTTGCAGGATTCCTGTTTCAGATAGCGCTCTCCGTTGGAGCTATAGCCTTTTCACACGGCGCCCTCAGCAATCGGGTTAAAACCGTCGAGGAAAAGGTCAAGGACCACGGCTCGCTCTCCACATCCGTCACTCGTCTAGAAACAGAGATGGAGGGCGTCAGCCGGGAGATAAAAGGCCTCCGCGAAGATTTAAAGCTGGTTCGCAACGAGCTGCGCAATGAGATGCGCTACCGGACGACCGAAAGCCACGAACGCCCGCCGGTTCGCCCCTACGACTTCCCAGACGGCCGCCGCTGGGTTCTGGAAGACGAACAGTGACGCCCCGCCCCGTCACCCTCTATTGCCCATCCTGCTCAGTCTCAGGCTTTGAGCTTCCAACAGAAGGCGAGCAAACCGCCAAAGTTCAAAGCCGCCTCCGTGAGCACATGGGCCTTAACTGCCGCCGAGACGAGCGCATCCCCTGCCCTATGCGAGACAGAGGTCTCCGCCCTCAACCTACGGACTACGCCCGGTGATTCGCTGGCTCCGCCTCATCTTCTCCCCTCGCCTTCACCCGTTGGCGAAACGCTTTCGTAACGAATTAGCAAAGATTGCCCGCTTACAAAACACCGCAGCTAGGATTTAAGGTTATCAATCATGGGTAGCGCAGGCACTCCAATCAAGCTCGCAAACGGCAGGCACGCTCAGCTTGTTTCCGTTGTGCCGACGCCGGCAGGAAGTGGAAACCAGACATCTGGATATGCTGAAGCCACGTTCACCCCGGCCGGGGCTTCGCATAACGCAGGAGACTGCAACGGCGCGGCGCAAGAGTTCGCGCTAGATGTTCCGTCTGGCTGTCTTTTTATGATTACCGACGCCGATCTCTACATTGACGGCGGCACGGCGGAAGCGACGGCTTGGCGACTTCATCTCTACAATGTGACGCCCCCGTCAGCACTCGCAGACGATGCCGTGTTCGATGTGCCGAGTGGAGATCGCAGCGCGTACCTTGGCTACATTGACCTAGGCACAGGTGTTGACCTCGGCGCAACCCAAGGCGTCCAAAACGCTGGCGTCAACCGCTCAATCAAGCTCTCCGGTACGAGCGTCTTCGGCTATCTGGTCAACCTGACGACGCTTACCCCTGCGGCTGTCGCTCACCGCGTTCGGCTTAAAGGCGTTCCGCTCTAAGATGCGCTCCGCGCTCGTCCCGATCCTCTTAGCGGACCCGATGCCATGGGCGTTTAAAGCGCCTTATGCTTGGGACTTTCTAAAGGATCGCGCGCGCTTTGCGGGTGGGTATAAGGGCGCTCTCGCCAACACTCCCGGCTGGACTGCGACACCCGCGACACACTCCGCCGGTGGGGTTCTGTACGCAAGCACCGCTTCAGGAGCACTTCAATCATTTGCGAGCGGAACACTCCGCAGAACAGATAAGGGCGTCCTTATAGAAGGGGCTAGGACTAACTCGCGGCTTTACTCGCAAGATTTTGACAACGCCGCATGGACGAAGGCTGGCGCGGGTGTCGCCTCAGCTCCTGTCGTCACTGCTAATCATGGCGTTGCGCCTGATGGCACGCTAACGGCGGATCGCATCGTGTTCGCGCTCAATGGCGGTACGGCGACCGCCGACATTTCAAGCATATATCAAGACGTAACTCTCGTTTCAACCAACACGCATTCGGTTTGGCTGAAATCGAACACAGCTAGCACCTACGAAGTTCAAATCACGGACGGCGCAGGCATTAGGACCAGCTGCACCGTGACGCCTACGTGGCAGCGGTTTCATTGTACCGCGGCTTCCGCGGGCATAACGGCGTATAACATTCGCGTTCGCGGCGGACAGACTCCGGTTAACTCGGACGCGGCCGATATTCTCGCATGGGGCAACCAAGTCGAGGTTGGCGCCTTCCCCAGCTCTTACATTCCCACAACGACAGCAAGCGCAACAAGAGCCGCGGACGTTCTTACTGTTCCTGTAAGCGGGCTGGACTATCCGCTGAGCTTGTTTGCTGAGTTCGAGAGAGCGGTGGATACGGGAGGAACTGAGACGCTTCTTGAGGTCGATGACAATTCCGCAGCCAATTACGTTAGGCTGTTTGTCAACAGCTCAGACCAAGCCGCTTCGTCGGTGAATGCGGCTAGCGCTTCTCAAGGCGGCGTTGCGGTGACCGGCGCGCTTGCTCTAGCAACTGTCTATAAAGCGGCAGTCAGAGTTGGAGCGAACACGCTTCAAACCTGCCGAGGCGGCACGCTCGGAACGGAAGACACCTCTGTCACGCTGCCCGCCACGCCAACACACATCCACTTTGGCGCAAACGAAGCAGCGGCCAATCCATGCTTCTCCTACCTCCGCCGGATCGCAATTTTTCCCCGCGCTCTTACAGACGCTGAATTAACCGCAGTAACGGGCGCATGACCAAGGCCCAGCGCGCACTAATAGGCTGGACAGTGGCTCTGTTGCTTGGCGCGGCTATATGGGCGGCGCTTGTGTGCGTGGCCTTCGCTCAACGCGCGCCGCAAGCCTATCGCGGCCCGGTTCAGATCACGGTCCAATTCACAAACGCACAAAACGTAGAGAGCCTTTGCGGCATGATAACCAATGGGAGGCTTCACAACGTCGAAGCCTGCGCCAATGAGCGCATTATGATCCTACCGGACCCTTGCATTTATCCGGGGCGCTACGCTGAGATCGTATGCCATGAGCGGGGCCACGTACTGGGTTGGGTGCATCGGGAGCCGCGCAACCATGAGTAACCATAGAGAAGACGCCTCCCCTACCCTAGACTTCCAGTACGGGAAGAACGCAACCAAGCCTGCAGACTTTAACCCTACAGACTGGACCGTCATCAAAACTCAAGGCGATCACGTAGCGGCGCAGCATGTAAGCGGCGTGACCCGGAAAGTCCCGAAGCATTGGCTGGCGCAGTAACCCCACGCTAACCAACCACCATGCTACTCTAAACCCTCAAGAATTTATTCGGTCGCCGGAAGCGTGATCTATATGAGTGCCGAGGGAAAGAAGAAGACGCGCGCCAAGAAGGCCGTCATCGAAACCGTTTCGGCAGTTCCTGAAAATACAGGGGAATCCAGGCGCTTGGATGGCACGTTCGCCCCAGGCATATCTGGTAATCCAAGGGGCAAGCCGAAGGGCTCGCGTACCAAGCTTGGTGAAGCATTTATCAGCGATCTACAGGCCGACTGGATCGCTAACGGTGCTGACGTAATCACCAAGGTTCGCGCCGAACGCCCAGCAGATTATCTCAAGGTCGTCGCATCCATCCTACCGAAGGAGCTAAACGTTCGCGTCGATCCATTGGAGGAAATGGATGACGACGAACTCACCGCTATTGTCGCTGCCGCCAGAGCAGCTTGCCGCCTTCATCAAGAAGGCAGAGGCGACGCTGGCACTGAGGAAAGCCCGAAACCGTCTCGCCTCATATGATCCGTACCCGAAGCAGATAGAGTTTCACAACGCCGGGGCTCAATATCGAGAGCGCCTACTTATGGCGTCCAATCGCTTCGGCAAGAGCTTGTGCGGCGCCGCTGAAATGGCGATCCACCTGACGGGCCGTTATCCTGAATGGTGGGAAGGAAAGCGCTTCGATAAGCCGATCAGAGCTTGGGCTGCTGGCGTCACCAACGAAACCACGCGCGACATTGTTCAAGACAAACTGATCGGTCCGCCCGGCCGCAAGGAAGAATGGGGAACGGGGTACATTCCCGCCGTCGATATAGGCGACGTGTCCCCTTCTCGCGGCATCGCTGACGCCATCGACACGGCATCGATTAAGCATGTGTCTGGCGGTTGGTCGTCTCTCCAGTTTAAAAGCTACGAGCGCGGGCGTGAGAAATGGCAGGGCGCGGCGCTTGAAGTGATCTGGATGGACGAAGAATGTGACCAAGACATCTACTCGGAGGCGCTGACACGCACCAACGAAACAGGCGGCATTGTTTACATTACGTTTACGCCGCTCAAGGGATATAGTACGGTCGTGTCGCGATTCCTGGGGCTTACATGATTTGGCAAACCGTGCCGAGCTTTCCTGCTTACGAAGTGTCCGAGGCTGGCGCTGTGCGCCGCGTAGCCAAAGGCATTCGCGGCGGTGAGATCGGCAAGGTGATGAAGCCGTACCGCCGCGAAGACGGCTACAACATGTATATCCTGCGTCGGGACAATCGTAGCTTTCACAAGAAAGCGCACCAGCTTGTTATTGAAGCGTTCGTTGGACCCAAGCCGTTTGATGGCGCCGAGGTGTGCCATATCGACGGGTCACGCTCAAATGACCATTGGACCAACCTGCGATGGGATAGCCGATCTGGAAACCATGCTGACAAGGTTGAGCACGGAACGGCAGCACGCGGAACGAAACACCCGCACGCAAAGCTAGATGATGCCAAGGTGCGCCAGATATTCCAATGGCTGGAAATCCCACTCACCCATGAAGAGATTGCTAGGCGACTTGGGCTCAGGCAGCCGGCCATATCTCGGGTTGTCTCTGGTGATCGCTGGCTAACGAAAGAGGCTGACGAGTTGCGGGAGGCTTACCGTGCGCGACGGGGCTAAGGACCGCATTGTCATCACTGCCACGATAGAAGACGCCCTCCATTTCACGAAGGAGGAGCGCGACCGTATTGCGGCATCCTATCCGCCCCACGAACGAGAAGCCCGCACCAAGGGCGTTCCGATCATGGGGTCTGGTCGCATTTTCCCGGTAAGCGAAAGCACCATTACGGTTGAGCCGTTGGCGCGAGTGCCGATCCATTGGCCGCAAATCATCGGGATAGACTTTGGCTGGGACCACCCGTTCGCGGCTGTTCATATGGTGTGGGATCGGGACTCGGACTGTGTGTATGTGATGCGCTGCTATCGAGTGTCAGAACAGACGCCGGTGTTTCATTCTGCGGCGGTTCGGCCTTGGGGAAGCTGGGTTCCGGTTGCTTGGCCGCATGACGGCCTGCAGCACGACAAAGGATCCGGTGAGGAGCTACGCTCACAGTATGACCGCAACGGCCTTAACATGATGCCAGAGCGAGCCACCTACCCTGACGGCGGCTCGGGCGTGGAGGCTGGCCTGTTCGACATGCTGGACCGGATGCAGACCGGCCGCTTCAAGGTTTACTCAACGTGCCGAGAATGGTTTGAAGAGTTTCGCCTCTATCACCGCGTTGACGGCAAGGTCGTCAAGGAGCGCGACGATTTGATGAGCGCTACACGCTATGCTATGATGATGCTTCGCTTTGCCGACACAATCCCAATGGATGACGAGCGCGATTACGAAGAATCCCGCCGCACGGCTAACAGAGTAACGGGGTACTGAGGATGACGGATGAACCAGTGACCGTGCCGTTTAACGTAGTGAACCTCGACGATTTGGTGAAGCTTGGGCCAATGCC